TTATGGACACATTATGGACATTCTGGACACCGGATTCAGGGTGATTGCGTCCTGTAAAAAATCAGGGGCAAAGTGCGCATAGACCATTGTTTGCTGGATGGTCGAATGCCCAAGTATGCGTTGCAATGTGATTATGTTACCTCCATTCATTATAAAATGTGTGGCAAATGTGTGCCTCATTACATGAACGGCCTGCCCATCAGGTAGATCCGGTTTTACTTCCTTCAGGATTCGACGGACTGTGCTGTACTTGGCTTTAAACAAAAGCCCGGATTTCTTTCCCTTGATACGTAAAGCCAGCTCTGCAGAGATAGGAACAGTTCGCCGTTTGCCGTTCTTGGTTTTCATGAACGTCACCATGTTTTGAATAATATGCTCAGCCTTCAAACGGGATACCTCTCCCCATCGTCCACCAGTAGCCAGGCAGACCAGAGCAATATTCAGCTCATCTCCATCGAGTCTGGCCAGCAGTTCCTGAATTTCATCATCAGTCAGAAATGCCATTTCTGCTTCAGCTTCTTTCAGGCGCTTCACTTCACGCATGGGGTTATGGCCATGATATTCACCGGCATCAATCAGTTTGGTGAATAGACCGCTTAATATCGCCACATGTCGGTTCACACTAGCCGGCTTTAAACCTTCACCCATCAGTATGACGCGGTAGTCGATAATTGCCTTTTTCGTTAGCTGGTCCGCACGATATACACCCATTTCTGCAAAACGGTTGAGAATTGTGGTTAACCTGCCGCGCTCAATGTCGCCTCGCTCATGCAGTTTTCCATGATAGATCCACCATAAGTCCAGCAGTTCGTTCAGCTTTCTCCGGTCTGCAGGTTTTTCCAGCCAATCTTTATTGTGAAAATTAACCAGGATGTGACGCTCAAAGAGTTGGGCTTCACCCTTGGTGTTAAACTTCCGTCGGATACGTTTTCCATCTGCACCCTGCGGTCTTACGTCCACTTCATATCGACCATCATCAAGCTTTTTAACAGACATAAAGCCCTCCGATGATGCGTGTTTCTACGTCTTGTTTCTGTTCATGACAAAAGGTAACCGTACATTTACTGCATAGATAAGCGGCGTGAATGCTTAGCCAATCTTTTTGCCTGAGTGCTGCAAGGTTGTTTCGTCTTGCCCAGAGTGTGCGAGAACCGGTGCGATTTGCCCGGATGCGGGATCTGTTTCATCGAACAGAAACCAGTCGCGGTATTTTCGAAAACGAGGATGTTTAAGAAGCTTCATTCCAGCCTCTAGGGGCATCTTAGATTTTCCAGATTCGTAACCATGATAGGTTGTGTAATTAATATTAATTAAATCAGCAACTTCCTTGGTTTTCATTCGTTCTGACTCACGAATGAGCTTTAATTTTTCAGACTGGGCTATTGACATAAAATCCATAATCTCCAATTATATACAAAAGTTCCATATTTAGCCTTGTGTGGCTTAGTTTGGCTCTAGGTAAACAATTGGAGAATACCAAATTGACTCGTAAATCAGAATCGCCAGCGCAGGTTAAACCGCCGATTGAGGGATCGAAAACTCGCCGCAGAACGAAGGATGTGACCGAGGAAACTGCACTGAACTTATCGAACGTTGCCGCCCTGGTATCGAAGGAGGTGTTTGCAGCCTCTATTGGCAAAACACCGAAGGCAGTTGTTGAGATGGCCAAACAGGGGAAGCTGCCGGCGTTCTACATGTCAGATCCGCAAAAGCCGAACGGCAATGCTGAGTTATGGATAAATCTTGAGGAATGGAACAAATACGCTGCCCATCTTGTAGAGCAGGCTCCGGCAGAGTGGCATAACTGGAAAAACCGTATCAGCCATAGCAAATCAACGCATAAATAAAATCATCGTTGGATAACATCATGAAAACAAAATATGCCACGCTTATTCGTAATTTGTTGCAGAGCTATCAGGCTCAGGTAACGGTAATCGAAAAAGAAAATTATTCTGTCCACAGTGACGGTATTCAGTTAATGGAATTAAACCTCCAGTTAGCTAAATGTCTGGAGTGGATTTCAGCAACGGCACGATTCAATAACGATACGGTTGATTTCGAGGAATTGCATAAAATTACCCTGATGGCGTTTAAAGGTGACATTCCGACTGAACATAATATTCCGGCGCTTTCTTCATTGGCCTCCGGTGAAATACGTAAAAACAATTCTAACCTTAAACCACTTACTGCTGTTCAACGTTAAGGGAATACTATGAAACATTTAATGATTGACCTGGAAGCAATGGATGATAAATCCACTGCAGCAATTACAGCTATCGCAGCGATTTTCTTTAATCCAGAAACGGGGGAAGTTGGTAAAACATTTTATCGCCGTATCAGTCTGGAAGATGCAATGAGCAACGGCGGGACAGTCAGTGCGGAGGCTATTGAGTGGTGGTTGCGTCAGTCTTCTGAAATACGTTGTCAGTTGCTTGATGAGGATTGTCAGGATTTAGAATTAGCCATCTGTGATTTTTACGCGTTTGTCAGTGAGAATGCTGAACCATCGGCTGTTAAGCTATGGAACGGGTGCCCGTCGCTTCACAGTTCGGTATTGCGTCACGCCCTGAATAAGTTTGCAGGGCCGTGTTTCTCTTACGGTAATGAGCAATCTGTTATTACTGTTGTTGAACTGGCATCGACGCTGGGGCTTAATATGGATAATATTATTCCGTATACCTTCACTCGCAATGCGTATAATCATGCAATACATAACGTAAAAATAGTCTCTTATGTGTATGCTTATCTTATAAAAATAGCCAGTGTGAAATAACTATGCTCACAGTGACCTCTCATGCAAGTGAATGTGTCATAAATAAAGCGTTCACTCTGCTAAGCGAATATTACAGCGGCAAAAAGAATTATCAGCTTGTTAAACCACATTTTTATATAAAGATGAATGTATCTCTGCGCTGGCGCTTGCTCAGTAAAGATGATGGTAAAAGTTGGGAATTAATGACCCATGAACGTTATAACAAGCAATTCAGAATATAACTTTTTGCCTTGATGGCTGCTTTAATTACTGGGATTTCTATGAACGTCACCATTCAACAGGAAGTTGTCAGACGGTTAATTAATGACTTCTCCTTTAAAGAACGTGAACAGTATTTACAGCAGGGCGTTTGCCCTGCATGTCACAAGAAAGAACTGTTTACCAGTATCGAAAAGCCCTGGATGTTGAAGTGTGGCCGCGAGAATAAATGCGGTAAAGAAATACTGGTCAAAGAGTTGTACCGGGACATTTTTGAGGACTGGTCAAAGCGTTATCAGCCCACACCCGAAACACCAAATGCCACTGCAGAAGCCTATCTCCGCGAAGCCAGGGGACTGGATACTACGAAACTGGCTGGTTGCTATACCCAGGGTACTTTCCTCAAGAATGGTCTCGGCAGCGCCACGGTGAAATTTAAGCTGGCGAACGGCAGCGGCTGGGAGCGCATCATTGATCAACCAGACCGTTTTAACCAGAAAGCCAATTTTATTGGTAATTATGCTGGCTACTGGTGGGAATATCCCGGTCTGGATTTGTCCGGGCAGAAAGAGATTTGGATCACCGAGGGTATTTTTAATGCCATTGCGCTTAATGAAGCGGGAAAGGCCGCAGTGGCCACCCTCAGCAGCGTTAATTATCCGAAGGCATTGCTCGATATGCTGACTGAAATCCTCGGCGATAAGCCCCGTCCACGGCTGGTATGGGCATTTGATGATGATAAAGCCGGTCGCAGCCATATCATAAAATTTGCACGTCGCGCCCGGGATGCTGGCTGGGAAGTCTCTGCAGCGTTGCCTTCGGAAAATGGGTCATCCCTTGACTGGAATGACCTGCATCTGCGTGAACGGCTAGAACCACACAATATTACCCAGTATCGCCATTACGGACGTCTACTACTGGCAGAAAGCCCGGCAGCGAAGGCGCTGGAGATGTACAACCATAACAGCTGGCGCAGCTTTTATTTTACCTTTGGTTTTCGCACTTACTGGTTTGAACTGGACTTTGAAAAATACTCCAGGGCATACGACCGCATACAGGAGCTGGAGGGGATATTTGACGAGGAACTTGCCAAAGAAAAAGCCATTAAGGAATCGGGAAGCCTTGAAGAAATCGCGAATTGCGTGATGCAACCGCTGTATTACCAGGTATCAAAACCCACCGATGAGGCGTGGTATTACCTGCGTGTTATGGCTCCCAATATGCCAACTGTAAAAAGCACGTTTACCGCCAGTCAGTTGACCAGTTCTGCAGAGTTTAAAAAGCGTCTGTTGCATATGGCCAAAGGTGCACTCTTTACCGGCACTACTAAGCAGTTGGATATCATTTTTCGTTCTCTGCAAAACATCAAAGAGGTGAATACCATGAACTGGCTCGGGTTCAATAAAGACCATAATGCATGGATATTTAATGATGTGGCCATCAGTAAAGGACGTGTTTTCACGCTGAATGAGGAGGACTATTTTGATATTGAAAAGCTATCCATCAAAAGCCTGAGCCTGACCCCCTCATTAAACCTGAATGTGGATCTGCGTGATTTTGAAACGAACTGGGTTAATGACATCTGGACGGCGTTCGGAACCAAAGGCTATATCGCGCTGGCGTTCTGGCTGGGGTCTTTTTTTGCTGAGCAGCTGCGCCAGCGTAATAAGTCCTATCCATTCCTTGAGATAGTGGGCGAGCCGGGAACCGGTAAATCCACGCTGATAGAATTTCTGTGGAAGCTCTGCGGCCGTGAGGATTACGAGGGTTTTGATCCATCGAAATCAACGGCTGCCGCGCGTGGCCGTAACTTCTCTCAGGTATCAAATCTGCCTGTTGTTCTGATTGAAGGTGATCGCCAGTCGGTTGAAGGGAAGTCCAAAAACCTCCGGGCGTTTGATTATGACGAGCTGAAATCCCTCTATAACGGACGCGCATCCCGCGCCCTCGGCATCAAGACCAACAATAACGAGACATACGAACCACCGTTCAAAGGTGCAATAGTCATCGCGCAGAACGCCGATGTTGATGGCTCAGAGGCGCTGTTATCCCGTCTGATTCATATTGCAACTGACCGTTCTGGCCAGACGCCTGAGACAACAGCTGCTGCTGTACGTCTTGAGCAGATGCCGGTTCAGGCAGTATCAGGTTTTTTGATAAAAGCGACATCGATGGCTGATGAACTGCTGGCAGAGTACGACAAGCATCTGGCTATAGCTCAGCAGCAATTTAAGGCGCAGGGCATCATTAAATCTAACCGTATCAGTCTCAATCACGCGCAAATTCAGGCAATGCTGGCCGTTTTGCCACTGGTTGTGCCGGTACCTACTGATCGCATTCAGCAGACCTGGAAATACGCAGTAACGCTGGCAGAAGAACGTCAGAGAGCGCTCAATCAGGATCACCCACTGGTGCAGGAATTCTGGGAAATGTTTGATTACCTGGACGGTCAGGAATCAGCAGGAATGAACCACTCCGCCATATCTGAACCGAACGAAATTGCTGTCAACTTTAACCATTTTGAAGAGGTGGCCGCGCACTACCGGCAGCGCCTCAACTTTACGATGGTTGATATCAAAAAGCTGCTTAAGAACGGGAGTAAACGCAAATATCTGCGTACCTGCTCTGTGCGTAGTGACGTCAGCAAACAGTTCAATCAAGGAAAAGACACTGCATATCGGCGTTCTGAAACGTATTACTGTTGGGTATTTAGTCGGGAAAAATAATGGGGATATTATGAATATTTTTTGCAAACTTTATGAGGTTGGTAGTTTTCAGGTGCTTGTTGAAAAAATCATTGATGATGAAGATAAACCGGCGATTTTATTTCGCTGGCATCCTGAAGACGGATTAATTAAATCTACTGATTATAAAATCAGCTTTAATTCATTGCAGGCCAGAAATGTTGTTTTCCATAATATGAATTTAACATTTATCCGATTGATGATTGAGAAATGTCAACATCATATTGATTTGCTTAAAGGGGGAAGTTCGACACTAAACGATATTAACGTTGGCTGGATGGGGTTTGATCCAGCACAGGTTAGCGAGGATAAATAATGGACGAAATAACGAAAGAACGGCTGATTGACCTATATTCATTTGAAATGAATATATCGCCTGAAGAGGTGCAGAAACTCGCGAGAATGGCGTTAAGATTGTCAGACGAGCTACAGAAACGTTGCAAGGTTGATAACGCCGAACCTGTATATCAAATCAGAATGCGTCCGCCAGGGGATAGCCTATGGTTTTCATGGATTGATTGCGCGGAGGGTGCATATAATGCCGCGCTGCGTTATACCACTGAACCTGATATTGATGGATGTATTTATCAGGCACGTAAACTCTACGCCGCACAGCCGCCAGTTGGTAATTCCTGAGACTCTGCCATGCTCCGTTGCATTAAAGCCAGGGCTTATCATTGGCAAGGGCTGCAAAACAGAGACTTTGCTGACTGCGTTGCAGCGTTGGTGACCATAAATCGAAATTGACGTTTTGACGCCGGAAGAGCGTACAAAGCAGGAATTATAACATTGCTGGCCTGTCCAGTCCCTTCAGCCTTCCCATCAGCTCGACCTTTTTCTTTGGGTCGAGTGAGCCAATTAGCCCCACCAGTAAGTCATCTAATGATTTTCTGCTGGGGCTGAGAGTATGTTTAAACGATACCTGCAGAACGTATGTATGGCCGCAATTCACGTCACTGCAGGCACAATACGCTTCAGTGAGTTGAGGGTGAATGGGATTGGTTGATTTAATCACCGCTCTGGCCCCGCATTCTGGACACTTAATCCGCATTTTACGCTCCTTGCTATCACCAGATTTAATATTCATTTGCGCTTAAAATTTACCCCATTATGCATCAACTTGTTCCGATTGTGTAAAGATAATGCGCAAACTTGCGGGGATGTCACTGTCATTATTCACGGCGTCCCGGATGAGTTTTTGTATCGGGGTAACCTCATCCCGCTGGTATGCGTCCCGTGTTTTTGTGATATCCGGGAATGAGCTGTTGTTGTTCGGCATCATCCCGGCCAGTCCGGGCGGGAAACGATGGGCATTCAGGATGTCCTGCATCGAGATATTCTTGATGTTCACAAACTCATCTTTTGCGGTCATGTCACTGACGGGTAAAAGCTGTACACCTTTTTCTTTCCCGCCCGGGATGTTGATCATCATGGATTTGAAGTTGCCTACACCTTTGCCAGCCGCAATTTGTTGTTTCATCTCATCTTCCATTTCGTCCGTCATGTTCGGGTCAGTGGTGTACAGGATGTATCCGAGATGAGCGCCGTTTTTGTAATAACGGCGTCGGAAAATAGTGGCTTCATTGTTGAGCATGGCACTGTGGATGCCCCCGAGATAATCGGGTTTACCGTATACCTGCTGACGTGTGTCATAGAGTTTGATAAAGACAATATCTTTCTCGGCATACGTCAGCGCTCCGCTTTTCTGCAGGATGTAAAATTTCTGGTCCTTGCCGCGGCGCAGATAAAGTGAGGGCAGGGGATGCAGGCCAATCACCTTACCAAAAGCATTACGCAGTTTGAGCAACGCAACATCGCCAAATGTGAGCAGATTCATCACTGCAGCCTGAATATTTTCCTGCATCATGCCGCCACCGCTGACAAAATCGGCGGTGATCATGTTGGTTCTGGCTCGCAAAATACCACCATGCTGGCCGTTGATATCTGGCAATTCAGCAAGCGCCAGCCGGTTGACTGGCAGGGTGTAGAACTGGCTCGAACTGTCGTAATACACCGGTTTATATTCCAGCGGGTTGAGGATAGCCCGCTCCGGGTTGCCAAAGGTGATCATGCTCATTTTCTGCTGCGCCGGCGCGGTGTTTTCTGCCGTTACGGGTTTACGGTTCTTTTTGCTCATCCCAGAATCCATCTTGATTTGCGTTTATGTTCGGTATTCAGCGGCTCGTTCTGCATAGCGTGTGATATCGCCCAGAATGAGTCGGCGTGCCCGGTTTCCTGTGACCGCGTAGCGACGAACGTCATGGCGTTACCGCTGGCGGTGGTGGTGCGTTTGATGGCCATAAAGCTGGCCGCGATGTCCTTGTCTTCCCGGTCCCACTCGATGCGATTGCCGCCAACCACGTCGATCATCTTCAGTACCAGACGGTTTTTACTTTCCACGCTGTAGTGGATAGGTACGGCCTCCCGGGGCGCGAATGCGCTGACAATATCGAATACACCGGCACCGATGCCCGTGACGTCGATCCCGATGTAGGTGAGGTTGTACGCCTCTTTAATTTTTTTGATTTGCTCGGCCTGGAACTTGAATGACAGACCTGTCCAGACCCATTTTCGTAATACCCGATATTTTTCGGCGGCATACAGTGGCACTGCGATAACCACAAATGTGGCGTTGTCGGTAGTGCGGCTGGGGTCATAGCCTCCCCAGACTTCCCGGTTGCCGAAGGGGCGCGGGTCATCTGGCTTAAAGTCCTGCCACATTGCCGGGTCGGTACCGCATTTCATCAGCTGGTCGAAGCCAAAAACGGCATCTTTATCGTCAACGAACACACACATAAACAGCATGTCGAAGGCGGGGCCGCTGTAGCGGTCACGCAGGTCATCAATATTTGCCAGATTAAATCCGGCTTTTACCGCGTCTTCGATGGTGACAATCAAGCGCCATTGTTTATCCGGGCATAGCCTGCCACCGTCACGCAGTTCGGCCTCGGTCGGGAACTCAATGTGTTTACGTTCCGGGCGACCCCTACGCCATTCGTCCCCGGTCCAGAACGGATACGCCTCATGCGCTTTTGAGCTGGGTGTAGAGAAATAGGTGATGCGCCAGTGGTCATGCGTGGCCATCGCTGATGCAACGTCATTCAGTTTGCGGAATTTCGGGATCCAGAAATACTCATCGATATAGACGTTGGCGCTTTCTGACTGGGCTGTATTGCTGTTTGTTCCCAGAAAACTCATTTCTGCGCCGTTGCTCAGGCGTATCGGGTTACCGGTCAGTTCGATACCGAGAAATTTATGTGCTATCTGTACGATATAGCGTCGAAACACTTCGGCCTGACGTTTTGATGCGGACAGAAAAACCTGTGGCTTTCCATTGAGGATCGCGTCTTCCAATGCCTCACCGGCAAAATACCAGGTGGCACCGAGCTGTCGGGCTTTAAGGACATTACGGATTTTCTGATGCAGGTTTTCGCGCAGTGTCAGCTGGTACCCAAACAGTACCGACACCCACTCGTTAAAGCTGTCAGCGGTTATCTCACTGACATCATTTTTGCGCTTACGGCCTTTGCGTTGCTGGATGGTACCTTCATCTGTGAGGGTACCATCCGCGCATGATTTGCCACTCTCCTGCAGGTGCTGCAGCTGCAGCAGCTTCTCTTCCCGCTTTGCGCGCTGAGCCAGCAGTTTTACGTGATGGCCAACGAGCTGATCCAGCTCCTGCAGCTCGAGCTGCGATTTGCCGTCACGGTCTGTCAGTACCTGGATACGGCGTGATAATGCGGCCTCTACACCTTCCTCGCTCAGCAGGTCACGCCAGCTGAACTTCTCGGCCCAGTAGTAGATGATGCGCACGCTGGGTAGCCGTAGCTCCTCTTTGATCTCCTGCGGTGTCCACCGTTTGAGATACAGGGCGCGGGCGACGTCCCTGATTTCCTCAGAATATTTCTGCGCCATATTCCCTCTGGCTATTGTTCCTTTTTGACCATTCTGACGGGATGGCAAGAGATTACATTCCGCTAAATTCCGCTGCGTCCCGCTATCAATACGTAGCGAAACTCCCCGAGATCCCACTAAGTGAATTTCTTTTCTCGTTCCGTTTTACTGGTGTCCAGGGACGAAAAGGGACAGGGACGTTATGCCACGTTTACGCACAGACTGGATTTGTGTTGCTACCGCAGGGAAAACAGCGGACGGACGCGAAATCAAGGAAGAATGGCTGCAGGAAGCGGCCGATACCTATAACCCACAAACTTATACCGCTCTTATCTGGCCACGCCACGACACACTTGAGGCGCGAGCGTGGAGCTATAACTACGGTGAAGTTGCTGGGCTGAAAGCAGAACGTGTGGATGGTGTTCTCAAATTGTTTGCCCAGCTCATGCCAAATGACTGGCTGATTGCCACCAACGAATCCGGGCAGAAACTTTTTACATCTATTGAAGTTGTCGAGAACTTTGCCGGCACCGGGAAATATTATTTGTTTGGGCTGGCGGTTACAGATATTCCGGCCTCTCTGGGTACTGATCGCCTGATGTTTAGTATGGGCAGTACGCAATCTGCGCTGGAACAGGGAGGAGCAGAAATGTTTTCTCTCGGTGAACTCAGTGAAGTTAGCGAAGAAGCCAAAGCCCGGGAGAAGAACTTCCTCCAGCGCTTCTTCAGCCGCAACAAAGACAACCCACCTCAAACCAAGGACGAGGACGAAATGACCAAGGAACAGTTCGATGCGCTGATGGGGCGCATGGATACGCAGGATGCGGCGATTACCGGCATTCAGGAACAGGTGAAAGCGTTCAGTGCCGGTAATCAACCCGCCGATCCTCAAAAGCAGGAAATTAAGCCGGAAGACAAACCGACCACGGTTATCACGGCCGAGCAGTTTACTCAGTTGGAAGGGAAGCTGGATGGCCTTGTGCAGAAGTTTGAGCAGGTGGCCAGCGCGAACACCACCAAAAAACCGGATGAAAATCCAGGCGAAGAAAACAAAGTCTGGCTGTAAGGAACAGGGATGAAACCACAAACCGAAAAGCTCGTACAACAGGTACGTGACATTCTGGCCAAACAGTATGGCGCTGATCCAGCCGTGATTCTGGCGGGTAAATCATTTGCCATTACCGGGCCACAGGAAGAGCGTCTGCTGGGGGCGGTTCAGGAATCTGTTGATTTCATGAGCCTGATTAATATGCCTTTGGTGACTGATATTCAGGGGGAAAAGGTCTTTTCTGGTATGCAACAGACCATCACCGGTCGCAAAGCATCTGGCCGCTACCGCCGTAATATTAATCCTGCTGGTGCAAAATACACCTGCGCACCTACTGATAGTGGAGTGATTGTGCCATGGCATCAGGCTGATACCTGGGCGCGTATGGGCGATCAGTTCATGGCGCTGTATGCGCAGTTTGTGCAGCGCCAGATTGCACTCGACCAGTTGATGATCGCCTGGAATGGTACGTCTGTTGCTGACAGTTCTGATCCGGCCACCAACAAGCTGCTGCAGGATGTGAACACCGGCTGGCTGCAGTGGATGCGAACCAATCTGGCCAAAAATATTCTGACTGGCGGTAAGACTGCCGACAAAATCAAAGTCGGGACCGATGCAACGGCTGACTATACCAGTCTCGATCATCTTGCTTATGACCTGCGTCAGGGACTTGACCCCGTACACCGTCAGCGTACTGACCTGGTACTGATGGTCGGTGCTGACATTATCGCTAAAGAAGCGGATGCTGCCGGCAAGATGCATGGTCGTACTCCGACCGAACGTGCGGCCATGAAACAAATGGATCTGATGGGGTCATTCGGTGGTCTGCCGGCTGTCATTCCTCCACAGTTCCCAGCGCGTGGGTGTGTCATCACCACTTACTCTAACCTGTCGATTTATACCCAGACGGATTCGATGCGTCGTGGCTTCAAAGACGATGATGAGCTGGCAGGCCTGGTGGACTCCTACTACCGCAACGAAGCGTACGTGGTGGAAGACGAAACCCTGTTTGTGGGTATCGAACCGGCGAACGTCGTGCTGGAAGGCGACAAAGGCACAACCACTAATCCGTAAGGGGTGTTATGAGCCTGTTTCGTGATCATCAGCGCCGTGTTGAAGCGGCGCAGGCAATGGCTGCGGGTAACGTTGAGGCAGCAACCAATGCCCCTAACAGCCTGCATCTGCTGGTCACGGCACTGGCGGTGGATGTGCAACGGTTGCGCAGCCTGTCGCAGATTGGGCAGCGGATTGTGATGAAGCGTGACGAACTGCTACCACGATGGATGCCGTATGTGCGGGAATATCTTGCAGGCGACTCCGTCCATCTGCACCCGGTGTTCTCGTACTGTGTGATCTGGCTGTTCGACGTGGAAGATTTCAGCCTGGCACTGGACTGGGCTGACCTCGCCATTGAACAGGGGCAGGACACACCGACAAATATCCGCAGCGATTTTCCGCATTTTGTGGCGGATACAATGCTGGCATGGGCTGAGCGTGAAGCGGATAACGGCCGCGCGGTAGAACCGTACTTTTCACGCGTCAGTCAACGTGTCCTGGAGGAATGGCCGGTCAACGAGATTGTCAAAGCCAAGTATCTGCGGTTCTCTGGCCTGCAGCTGTTGCGCGGGAAAGATGGCAGACCATTAGCATCTGCCATCGATGATGATGCGCAGTTGGCCAAAGCAGATACGTTTCTGGCAGCGGCGCAGGATATGTACCCACAAATTCAGGTTCGTACGCTTCGGGACAAAATTGCACAGCGCCGGCGCAAGCTGACGCTGTAACGAGCACCGACCCACGGCGGCTCGCAGGGGAGACAAAAGGCATCAGCCTAAATAGTCGTGGAGCCTGGTCTGAGCCGTCTTTTCCAGGGAGAACATATGTTTAACGGCAAGCCAATTGATTATCAGGATATTGCTGTCACTAACGATGGATTCTGGCCTGACCTGAATGTGAAAGACTTTCAGGACAGCCGGAACATCCCGGCAGATATCGCTGCTGGCACAGTGGCCGATGCTCTTGTCAGCGCGATGGCGCAGGTCAATGCCAGCCTGGTTGCGCGTCGTGATTACTGGACGGGGATGGGTATCGTTAAAGCCGCTGCCGTTTCGGGGCCGTCATATGAAGGGGAAAGTTACGTTGTCGCGCAGTACCGTAAAGCGGTATTTGCCCGGGCGAAAGCTGACCTGATGGGTGAATGGACCAGCGTTTTCCGGGTAAAAACAGATGCACAGCCGGGGGCAGAGGAAACCCGGGACAGCCTCCTGGCTGAAGCCAACTTTGCGTTGCGTAGCCTCAAAGGGCTGTCACGCGTGGGAGTGTCCATCATATGAGCCTGCTGGAGTCACTGACTGAGTTTGTAAGAAGCAACATGCCGGAACGCGCCATGGAAGGGTTTGACAGCCTCATGGATGAGGTGCGTTTCGTGCCGGCCGCGCGCGACCTCGGAGCGGGGCAGTACCGTCTGGCCATCATGCAATATACGGCCACGCTGGCATGGGAGCGTTTCCCGTACCGTATCTGTCCACCGCAACTGATTATGGCGCTGCTGCTGTCCTGGTACCAGAATGACGGGGCAACGGCGATGGATGCCATCAATGTGGACTGGGATCTGCCTGAACTGGATGTGGAAATCATCGATAACGAAACGGCCATCGTGGTGGTTACCGCTCAGATGGCTGAACCTCTCGATCTCCTGGAAGATGCGGACGGTGCTATTCCGCTGGACGGTCAGCGCTGGAAGCTGGCCGATGCGACGGTCTGGACGGCTGAACAAGCCACACTCTTTTTCGGTAACGGGAACGGGACATGGCCGGTGCAATCCGAGGTGAGTTAAACCCCACGCAACTGAAAGCGCTGCGTGATGCGCTGAAGTCACTGGAGCTGCCGCCGGCAAAGCGCCGCCGTCTGCTGTGGCGGCTGGCGAAATATGGCCTGGTGGCAGCAGCAAAGCGGAACGTACGCAATCAGCAGTCACCAGAAGGGGCTGCATGGGCACCGCGTAAAACAAAGCGCAGAGGCAAGATGCTGCGCAATTTGCCAAAGCTCATCCGCATCCGGGAAATGCCGGAGATTGATGCAGTCAGGCTTTATCTGAGCGGGGGATACTACCGCAACGGCACACGCGAAGTGCCTGCCGGCACGGTGGGATATGCACAGCAGAACGGTATGACGGCGACAATCAGTGCCCGTCAGTCATCCGGCAGCAGCCGCCAGTCAGGACCGGCAACACTGCGACAGGCAAAGCGTCTGCGCAAAGCCGGATTCAAGATGCGCAGCGGTAAACGCTGGCGAACGCCGGGTTACAAAGAAATTCAGTCGAAGGTCAGCGCTGCTCAGGCGGGGTTGTTGATTCGCAAGCTGGAGGGGACTCCGGCAAAACAGACATGGACCGTCACTCTGCCTGCCCGTGAGTTTCTGGGTATCGGGGAAACGGATTTTATGAACGCACTCGCTCGCCAGCTGCAGGCCATTGGTTTCGGCTGGGATGTGAATGCACAGGATATAAGGGGTTAAGGATGGCCTGGCCTGTTGTAGACGTCGATCAGCTTAATCAGCTGCAGGGCGAAACCAAAGAAATCGAACGGGTGATGTTGTTCATCGGTTCACTGAAAGCCACCGGTGGCGCGGCTACTGCAGCGATACTGACTGGTGGCGCACTGGCGACGGCAGACAAAGCCATTGCCAAATTTACCGCCGTGAGTGACGGTGCTCTGAAACTGACCATTGATGGTACCGAGAAAAGTATTACTGCAGTCGATTTATCTGCGGTTACAACACTGGCTCAGGTCGCTACGGCCTTACAGACAAAGCTCAGCACGTTGGCCACGGTTACATGGGATGATGCCAACAGCAAATTTCAGGTGACTACGCTGACCACCGGCGCGGCCGCAACCATTACCGTTACCAGTGCAGCATCATCGGGAACTGATCTGGGTCCTTTGCTGAAACTGACTTCTGCTGCCGGCGCGACAGTGGCTCAGGGAACGGACGGCGCATCCGTCCCCAATGCTAACAAGGTTATCCCGGTCAATACCCAAACTGACTTTGATCAGCTGTTGGGCAGTGGCGATAGTGTGCTGAAAACGGATCTTCAGGCGGCAATGCGCAACGCTGGCGATAACTGGTTTGGCTATGTGTGGATTTTGAATGAGTCCGATCCTTCGGTCACGTTTGCCAATGCGGCCGAAGCAGCGCAGCCGGTCTGTTCTGTTGAAGGTGTTCTGGTCAGTGACGATATCTCCAGTGAGGCAGATATTACGCTGGTCAGCGGCCTGATTGCTGACATCAATGCGAAATGGCAGCGCTGGGTTCACGTCTATCTTTCCGTTCAGGGTGTTCAGCCTACAGAGACCTGGGCAGACTATCTCTCCCGCGCCACTGCATACCAGCAGGGTGTGGCAGAAAGTAGCGTAACGCTGATTCCCCGCCTGTTTGGTGCAGAGCCGGGTGTGTATGTCGGTCGTCTGTGTAATCGTTCAGTCACCATTGCTGACAGTCCGTCACGCGTCAAAACAGGTCCTGTGGTGGGGCTTAACAGCACCGGCAAGCTACCGGTGGATAAGGACGGTATCGCGCTGGAGCTTGCCACATTGCAGGCGCTGAACAAGGCGCGTTTCTCCGTACCGATGTGGTACCCGGATTATGATGGATATTACTGGGCAGACGGCGTCACGCTTGATGTTGAGGGCGGCGATTTTCAGTCCATCGAGAACAAACGTGTTATCGATAAAGTCTGTCGTCGTGTTCGTTTGCTGGCCATCCCGAAAATCTCCGATCGTGCGCTGAACTCCACGCCGACCAGTATTGCGACGCATCAGCAGTATTTTGCAGGTCCTATGCGTGAGATGTCTAAAACGGTACGCATTCAGGGCGTGACGTTCCCGGGCGAATGTATGCCACCACAGGATGGTGATGTGCAAATCCTCTGGCGCAGCAAAACGCAGGTGGAGGTTTACATTGTCGTACGCACCTATGACTGCCCGAAAGGCATCAAGGCGTCAGTAATGCTGGATGTGAGTTTACAGGGAGGTAATGCCTGATGGGGAACCGTATTTCCGGTCAGTCCGTTGACTGCAACTTTGCCGGCGAACTGATCCACTTTGACAAAATTTCACTCGATATCACCGACAACACGGCTGCAGCGCAGACGCGCGGTGTGCCGGATGGATCAGTTTCCGGCGACGTGGCTGCAGACGGTGAGGTGGAGTTTTCTTCCCGGGTGCTGAAAGACCAGCTCACGCCGATGGCCGCGCGTGCCGGATCATGGCGAGCTATCCCTGAGTTTGACGCTATGTGGTACGCCAAAGCCGGTGATGAAGAACTGAAGGTGGAGGCGTTCGGCTGCAAACTGGTAGTGACCTCACTGCTGGATATCGATCCGAAAGGTGGCGCAACGCTGACGCACAAGGCGAAATTCTTCGTTACCTCGCCGGAGTTCATCAAGATCAACGGCGTGCCGTACCTGTCCAGTGACGATGTACGCAACCTGATTGGCTGAGGATGGACATGGATAAAGTCACCTCTTTCATTGCGTACTGGCTCAGCATCATGCTGGCTGCGCTCGGCGGCATGACGCTGCAGGAGTTTGCAACATGGTTTGGTGTATTCGGTGTGGCAGTCACGGCATTCGTCAACTGGTACTACCGCCGTAAGACGTTTCTGCTACTGAGAGACAACGGGCTGAGGCCGGAGGTGGGCCGTGAAATCTCTCGTTAAAGCCTGCTCGGTGGCCGCGGTGCTGGCGCTGGCCGCACTGATGCCGGATTTTCACTTGCTGAAAACGTCCCCGGAAGGATTGGCATTAATCGCCAATCTGGAGGGGTGCCGGCTGCGGCCGTATCAGTGCAGTGCTGGTGTCTGGACATCCGGCATCGGGCATACCGCTGGCGTGGCTCCGCAGCGTGAAATCACCGAGCGGCAGGCAGCAGCGGATCTGGTGAATGATGTGCTGACTGTCGAACGTCGCCTGGCTGTCTGTGTGCCGGTCAGCATGCCGCAGCCGGTTTATGACGCGCTGGTCAGTTTTTCGTTCAACGTGGGAACCGGTGCGGTCTGCCGGTCAACAATGGTCTCGTACCTGAAACGCCATCAATGGTATCAGGCCTGTGATCAACTGCCGCGCTGGGTATTCATTAATGGGGTACGCAGCGATGGGCTGGATAATCGCCGGCAGCGGGAACGGACATACTGCATGAAGGGGGCGCAATGAAAGCGATTTTCTTGACCCTGTCTCTGGGGTTTTGCGCCGGCTGGTTAGCCCGGGGCTGGTATCAGGATTCGGTTCAGTTGGCCATCAATCAGGCGGTCAAAGCCACCGGAGAACAGCTACGTGATGACCTGGTGGCGGTGTCTGCCGATTCAGCTTGGCAACTGGAGCAAAAACTCGAGGGACTGAAAAATGCCACACCAGTGGAAATCCGCACCGAGATTGTTAAGCCCGTGTTTACTAATGTCTGCGTCACTGATGATTTTGTCAGGATGTACAACAACGCCGCCAGTACGGCCGAACGTGCCTTATCAGGAAAACCTGCTGACACGCTGTCCCGAAAATCTGCCTCGACTGCAGGGGACAACGGGTCATGATTTGGCTACTGCTTTATTGCGCTATCAGGACATTTATCCTGTTTGTGCAGCTCGGCATAATTCTCTTGTTAATGAAATTCTTTTGCGAAGGAAAGCGAAAAATGAGTAAAGAAAATAATGTGATCACCCTGATTGTCTGCGGTACTGAGCTGAAGTTTGAACCAACGACGCCAGCCTACAACAAGTATATCAACGAGCTGATGCCGGATAACAAAGTGGCGCCGTCCCATAATTATCTGCGTCGTATTGTGACGACCGAGTGCAAAGAGGCACTGGACAAACTGCTGGAAAAGCCGGGAGTGCCCCTGCAATTGGCGGCGAAGGTGAACGAACAGTTCGTGCCTGAGCTGGAGATCGAAGTAAAAAACTGACGGCCCGGGTTCGGGCTATCGATGATAACGGGCTGGCGCAGTACCTGATATTGCGCCGCCACTGGTTGCCAGCGGACGGCGACGATCCTGACAGCATTGCTGCGGCCATCTGGCTGGATAACCGTCACTGGGAGAACATGCGCAAGGCCGTCGCAGGCGGCATCGCGCTGGCACTGAACGGTGACAAATGAGCGCACAACTCGATTTTACCCTCTCACTGATTGACAAAATCACCCGGCCGCTGAAACAGGCAGAGGCCGGGGTTAAGGGCTTTGCAGGCTCTTCCCGTCAGGCTTTTTCCAATATTGCAGTCGGTGGCGCAGGGTTGTTTGGTGTCGGGATGGGCATCAAGGCTGTACTCGAGCCGGCGCATGAGATGAATATGGCCCTCGGGGAAGTCCGAAGCCTCGGTACCGCCGAGAACGCGCTCAACTCGCTGCGTGACGCAGCGATGAACTTCTCTATTGAATACGGCGGCAGCGCCACCGACTTTGTTAAATCCTCTTACGATATCCAGTCGGCCATCTCTGGTCTTGCTGGTAACGACCTGGCTGCGTTCACCAATGCTTCAAACGTGCTGGCAAAAGCCACGAAAGCGGATGCCGGCACGATCACTTCCTATATGGGCACCATGTACGGCATTTTCAGTAAAGATGCCGCTGAAATGGGAAATGCCAAATGGGTGGAAGATATCGCCGGTAAAACGGCTATTGCGGTGAAGATGTTTAAAACGTCCGGTAACGAGATGGCTGGCGCGTTTACCGCACTCGGTGCGTCTGCGACATCTTCAGGTGCCGGGGTGTCTGAGCAGTTCGCCATTCTTGGCCAACTGCAGTCCACTATGTCGGGATCAGAAGCGGGCACCAAGTACAAAGCGTTTCTCGCCGGTGTTGGTGGTGCACAGAAAGCGCTGGGGCTGGCGTTTACTGATGCCAGCGGCAAGATGAAGAGTACCCCGGAAATTCTGGATCTTATTCGTGGTAAATACGGCAACCTCAGCAAGGTGGCCGATTCCGATCTCATCAAGAAAGCATTCGGCTCTGATGAAGCAGTGGCCATGATTAAGTTGCTCATCAATAACACCGATACGCTGAAAGGAAATATTGACGCTATCGGCAATACCAAAGGTCTGGACTATGCCGTCAATATGGCCAAAAACATGGTTGACCCGTGGGAACGTCTGACGGCCTATATGGACGCGATCCGAATCGTCATAGGCAGCACGTTGTTACCGACCATTTATCCGCTGCTTAACGGTGTGGCCGACACCGGCAAACAGTTTATGCGCTGGCAGGAATTGTTTCCGCATATCACTAAATCTATCGGTCTGGTGGTTATGGCCATTCTTGGCGCTGCAGCGGCCGGTGCCACACTCAATATTATGCTGGGTGTCGGTAGGCTGATGATGATCGCCTTTCGTGCCGCCTGGATAGTTATCACGCTGCCGGCGAAACTTTTTACTGCAGCTCTCTGGCTCTGTCGTGGAGCCATGACGGTGTTTCAGGCAACTCTGGTATTCATCCGTGGCGCAATGCTTGCCTACAGCATCGCCACAGGTGCAGCCGGTATTGCGACAAACCTGCTGCTTTGGCCGGTTCTGGCTGTGATTGCTGCCATTGTGGCGCTGGGCGTTGGGGCCTATTTGCTGGTTACGCACTGGGACAGCGTTACTGCTGCGTTTTCCGCTGGCTGGCAGTCTATTGCGGAAGGCTGGCAGGGTATCTGTGATTATTTTTCGGCGGTTTCACCGATGGCGGCCATTCAGGGCGTCGTATCTGGCATCGGTGAGCTGTTCTCCGGGTTATGGGACAGCGTGAAAGCGATGTTCAGCAATACCTGGTCATGGATTATCGACAAACTCAACATGATCCCGGGTATCAGTATCGATGCCGGCAGCGCATTACCGGCAGCGCCGGCTGTTGGCCCGGATTTACTGACTGGTGGTACCACTCAAGGCGTAGGGCGCAATGGTGTTCTCGCCTCAGGCGCGGTCAGTGGCGGTCAGACCACCATTGATCAGCGCAGAACGTATGGCAGCACGACTATACAGGTGCAACAGATGCCGACTCCAGGCCAGATGCGGGAATGGCAGGAGACACAGGGATGAGTGAGCCGCTTTACGTCGATCTGTTGATTACTGGCGGGGATATTGTTCTGAACGGGGGTAATGAACCGATGCTGTGTAATAACCGTTACAGCATTGGGCAGGATCTGGTTCACGCCATAATGGAAAGCGGTCTTGCCACCGCGCTGATTGCCGAGCGCAGCCCGACGCTGCGTAGTGATATTTTCACCCAGATGATTTTGCTTGTTGAAGACGATGAGCGCATCGTTCCGGGGACTGCAGTAGTCACAGAGGAAAGCGCCACACGGTTGTTTATCACTGCAGATACCTACGATTTCGGACCACTTTCACAGGGAATTGATTATGGAAATGCCGAAGCCTGATTTTCAGAAAGTCCTGCAGGATGCGGGAATGCCGGTCACTGAAGATGCTGTTCGTGCCGAGTTTAACCGGATTGTCACGGCAGAGGGCATGATAACAAACACCTCGCGCATGTCGCCGTTCTGGCGTCTGATTACTGCACTTATCACGACACCGGTGATGTGGATCATTAGTGCACTGATTAACGTTGTTATGAGCAATATGTTTGTTGCGACCGCCAGCGGTCAATTATTGCGTCTTCTGGCCTGGGGTCTGAATATCACCCCAAAACCTGCCAGTGCGGCCCTGGGCGTTATTCGCTTTACCAAAGCCTCAGCAGCACAGGTGGTTACCGTACCGGCAGGCACGATAGTTCAGACCGAGCGTATTAACGGCACTCTCTATCAGCTGTCAGTGACAGTCGATACAGCCATCCCTGCAGGTACCGTATCGGCTCTGATCCCGGTGCAGGCAACCGGAGCCGCCTGGAATCTTGCTCCCGGGTATTATCGTATTCTGCCAGTAGCTGTTACGGGTATTGCCAGTGTAGCAAATGAAGACGACTGGCTGACGACACCTGGTGGGGATGATGAGTCCGATGATGAACTGCGGGAACGCTGCCGCAACCAGTTCAATCTGGTGGGCAATTACCATACCGATGCGGTTTATCGTTCGATGATTGCTGGCGTAGCGGGTCTATCTGTGGATCGCATCTTTTTCAAACACGATGCCCCACGTGGTGCTGGAACAGCGAACGCCTATCTTTTGTTGGATAGTGGGCAGGCTTCACAACCGTTTCTGACAGCCGTTAACGATTTTATTACCACTCAAGGCCACCATGGCCACGGTGATGATTTGCAGTGTATGGCCATGCCGGAAACCCAGCATGATCTAACCGCGACAGTGTATGTTGTGAATCTGACTAATCTGACAAGTGATGAACAGGCAACACTGAAAACAGGAGTAATAAACCTTATTCGCTGCGCGTTCCGGGAAAATACAGACTATGACGTCGTTAAGACCTGGCCTTACAGTCGTTTTTCCTTTTCGCAGCTGGGACGCGAGCTGCATGAACAGTTTCAGTATGTCGATTCGGTGGTGTTTTCTCTCACAGATATTAGCAGTGATCTCGCCGTTCCTCGTCTGAAAACTCTGACAGTGAGTCTTGCCAATGCCTGATTTCTCGCAGCTGAAGCTGCCTTTCTGGATGAACAAAGGTGAACTGGCTAAATTGCTGGCCGCCTGCAAAAAATTCTGGTCACAGCTATATGACTGGCTGATATGGCCTGCAAAGCAGTTTGATCCGCTGATATGCCCACTTGCGATCCTGAATTTGCTGGCGTGGGAACGCGATATCACCCGGTTTAACGGTGAACCACTGGATTTGTATCGTAAACGTGTGGCGTTCGCATGGGTGAATGCCCGAGACGCGGGAAGTGTTGAGGGGTTCATTGCCATTTTTCATCGTCTCGGCATCGGGTATGTCGAGCTGCTCGAGCGCCAGACGGGTAAAGACTGGGATGTGATCACCATCCGTGTCAGCGACGGGCAGATAGCGTCTAACGGTGAGTTGCTGCGGGAAATTATCCGGCAGTACGGACGTACCTGCAGGCGTTATGACTACGAGGTGATCACCATCAATACGCTAGATATTCGGGCGGGTTGGTACACCGGCGATTATGTGGTTTATACCGCCTCAAAATAATGTAATTCAGGGAAGAAATTATGTCACAGACAGTCATTACTACAGCGTTTGAACAGCTTAAGGCCCAGCAGGCAGCATCTGGTGCTGCCGTAGTGCTGGATAGTTTTATTTTTGCCAATGTGCCGAATCTCGACATCACCTCACCGATTGATCCGGCTGAGGCCATCCCGCCAGCGGCGCAGATTGTGCATCGTGCCGATGTTACGCTGACCGGGGTGGTGAACGAAAACGCCGTGGTGTATTCCGTTACCCTCGGGACTGCCGTGGGTGATTTCGATTTTAACTGGGTAGGTCTGGTCAACAAGGCATCAAACACCCTGGCTATGATTGTGCATGCGCCGGTGCAACACAAAGTGGCTAACGCCTCCGGTGTGCAGGGTAACGTCCTGACTCGCTCGTTCCTGATGGAATATGTCGGAGCTAAGAAAGAAACGCAAATAACCATACCGGCTGCAACATGGCAGATTGATTTCACGGCGCGTCTTGCCGGGATGGATGAGCGGGTACGACTGGAGAACGTAGACATATACGGCCAGGGGGCTTTTCTGGGGGATGGTTTTCTGGTCAAACGCAGCGGAAATAATTACAGCGTCACTGCCGGTGTTGGTTATGTTGCTGGCTTACGTGTCTCTATTACTGCGGATCAGGCTCTGACTGTCACAACTAAACCGACGAAAGTTTGGGTAGACGCTTGTTTTACTGGCACGTTGACCAGTGTCTGGCAGGTACGAACATCAGCGACAGTCGCAGATACCCTGAGTGATTATGTAAAAAATGACGTCTCGCATTACGTTTTTGCTGTAGCAGAAATTAATGCTGATGGAACAGTTACGGATTTGCGTCCAAAAGGTTCATTGTCACAACAGCAGGCCAGCGATGATTATCTTCGTAAAGAGAATAACTTAGCAGATATATCTGATAAGTCTCAGGTAAGAAAAAATATCTCTTTGGATCGTTTTGTTCAGACTGGTGGCAATCCCAATATGCGTCTGATTCTTGATGACACATCCTGGTATGTCTATGACAACATTCTGAAGGAAAATGTCGCACTGGCGCTGAACATGGGTGGCACGGGTGCCACGGATGCAACAGGAGCCAGAACTAATCTTGGTCTGGGGAATTCTGCGACTAAAGACACAGGAACAACGGCAGGAACGGTGGCGGCCGGAGATGATTCACGTATCACCGGCGCATTGCAGAAAACAGGGGGGGATGTTACAGGAGTTCTGCGTCGAAAGGGCTTATATCCCAACATATTGCTTACTGATGACTCTCTCGACGATAACACCGTGGGGAAAACAGTCGGTATCGAACAAAATAAGGGCAATCTTTACATATATTTCCGCCGTGGTGATGGTTCATCAAATGCCGATCAGATTCACATTGTATTTCCTTCAGTTGGCGGAACAATAATCACGACAGGGAATCTGCCAACTCCAGGTGATATCAACGCTTATACAAAAGCCGAATGTGACGCGAAATATCAGCGCCAGACCCGACTCGGGCAAGAGTCAAGATATGGTAGCAATGAGAGTTATATAGCGGTTCCTACAGGATGTGTAATGACAGGTCTCGATGTCGGCGGCGGCTCATCATCAGAGACATATATTGGATATCGACCGTTACAGGTAAATATCAATGGCTCATGGGCGACAATAAATCAACTATAAGGCACAAAATGAAACTGAAACATTTTAAAAATTTCACCAGCTATCAACCTAATGGTGACCGGTTTTTTGAACTGGTTGGCCATTTTTATCCAGAGCAGGAAACTCAGAACGATATTGACAACCGGATATTTGGGGGGATTCAGTTTTTACAATCGGCAGACGGCGAGGACTGGTATCTGACGCAAAATGAATTCAGTACCGATACAGTAAAAATACAATACAACGCTATGGGGATTGTTACTGCCATTACAACAGATATCTCTGGATTATGGCCGTTTGATTGTTCTGTCGTAGAATTTTCGGCGAGTTCCATTCCTGAGAACGCTCAGGCTGACGGTAAATGGCAATATAGTAACGGTGTCATTTCTCTTGGCGTCGAATCTGCATAAGATTTTGTTATAGCAAAAGGATGAACGCTATATGTGGACAAAATCAACGATTAAGCTACCAGCAGTATTGGAGCAATTATCATGCTCTGTCATCCCTGTTCATGCCTGGATCCCCGAACTTGGTCAGCACAATAGTACCGGGGGTTACCTTAGCCCTCTTAATGCCATTCAGTATCTGGGAAAAAAATTGCTCGAAAGCGGAGCTGGTACCCATAACATCGTCATGATGGTGTGTGAAAACACCCATGATGAGCTGCTTTCATCACTTGATTCGGTGTCGTCTGTTCTGCCAATGCCGGAACTTAAACAGGTGCGCCGGCTGGCTCAGTCATTTGGCGAACTTGAACAGGTGAAAATGCAACTGCCAGATGTGACAGCCGCGCTTCCTGCGTCAGTAACGGTGGCAACGGATACAACGCGAGCAGCATTAAATGCGCTGCGTACTCAGGCAGCACAGGCTGAAGCAGCAGCCAGTGCTGGTATCAGCGATATAGCCTCCATGCTAACCAGTTTTGCCAGTGAAAGAGCCAGTGCGCTGGCCAGCATCAGTCAGGGATTAACGGACTTACAGAAAAAATCAGCGCCAGCCTGGTTTTTCAATATGAAAGGACCAGTGATGACGACAGCAGTTGAGCTGGTAAAAAATATTCCCCATCCGGACGCAGTACATACTGCAGCCATTCTGTTCACAGGAAGTGATCTCAGCGCACTGGAGGCAATGATTGGCTAACTCATACTCTAATATCATTCTCGCGCTCGATGGCGAGGCCATCATCATGAAGAATCTGCGCATCACGCTCGGTATGCAGTATCAGGACAAAGACCAGAGCGGCCAGACGTCCAGCACCACACATGCAGAGCAGGGGATTAAGGCCAAAGAACTGCAGGTAAGCGGTCTGATCCCTTTTGCGGAAGATAAGACGCTTACTCGACTTGCCACGATGGCCAGCACAACAACGGGTGGGGGGGCGATGAAAACATGGCGTGTGGCTAACCTGACGGCCAATGTTGTGGGCATTCGTCAGGTGGTCTTTGCCGGCAAGCTTGAGGCGGCAGAGCAGGACGGGAAAATGGCGTGGGCTGTTCAGTTTACGTTACGTGAAAAACATAGCGTACCAGAGAAACGCCAGGCGCGTAATGACGCGCGTAATGGCTCTGCAGCGGCAAAACAGACAGGTGAAGCATCGGCTGGCGCCGGTGCAAAAGAGTCCGACCAACAGCTGACATGGTTTGAGAAAACGGTGCTCAAGCCGGTGAATGATACGCTCGGAAAGGTGGTGGACTGATGCGGCCAATTAAACGCCTGTATCTCTCAGGAGAAGAAATCCCCCTGGTGGACAGCAATCTTGTCCTGGAACTGTCAGCCGGTGGGCGTGGTTTTATCACGGCCGTCACAGCAGAGGATTACACCGGTAAACTGGTGCGCCTCGATATTGGTTATCCCGAAATGATGTACCGCTGGTTTACTGGTTATGTGGAACGGTCGCAACCAGCCGAGAACGGCAGCGTAAAGCTGTTTGTGCGGGAGCTTGTTGGCACGCTGGACAGACAGGTTCCCTGTTCATTTCAGCATCCCACACTGCGTATTATCACTGACTGGCTGGGCAGTCACTCCGGGCTGATGTTCACACTCCCCACTGGGGCCGGGTATACCGACAAACCCATAGCCCATTTCACGCATGCAGGTACCGGCTGGCAATTGCTGGCCAGCCTCGGTCGCGCATTCAGTATTCCTGATTATGTCTGGTATCAGTTGCCGGACGGCAATATGTTCACTGGCAGTTATGCTCACAGTCTGCTGGCCGGAAAGCCGGTGGTAATCCCTGCTGAGTTTAATCAGGCAACCGCGGCCGGCGACAGTATGACGATCCCCATGGTACCGACATTACGTCCCGGGGCGATGGTGAACGGTCAGCGTATCACCATGGTCAGGCTGATGAACGACGATATGTTGCTGACCTGGACGCCGCTCGATGCCGGCGGCAAGCCCGTCAGTAAGCCGCTTATACAACGCCAGATGGAGAAGGCTTTCCCAGAGCTGGCAGGCGGTCTGCATGTACCACGTCGTGCAGTGGTTATCGCACACAGTGAACCCGTAAGCAGCGGTAATATCGCCAACGAGTTCCGACCGCGCTATGCCGTTGATCTGCAGCTGCAGGACGCAGATGGTAATCCGGTGCCAGATACACCGGTGTATAAAGCGGTACCCGTTCCGGTACCGATGGCCGGTCACGACAGTGGCCAGTTTCAGTTCCCGCCAGTTGGTACCCTAGTTGAAGTGGCATTCATGGACGGGCGACCGGATAAACCCTTTATTCGGCAAACCCTGCCAGACGGTACCAGCCTGCCGGATGTCAAGCCCGGCGAGCAGCTTCAGCAGCAGCGCGAAGGTGTGTCCAGCCGTGTGACAGTGGAAGGGCACATGCAGCGTACTACAGACCAGACTATTGCTGAAACCTCTATGCACCGTGAGGTGAAAGCTGATACCGAACAGCGAACAATTACGCAGCGCGATACCGTCATCCATGCGGCAGATACGACTAAGGTCATGGGGCCGGCGAAGTTGCTGGCCGGTGCCATTCAGCAGGCCAGCACCGGTGATTATGCGATTGGCACCCAGGCCAATTACGTGGCGCACGTGGGGCAAAACGCTACAACCGAAATTGGTGGTAACCAGTCAGTGAAGGTGACCGGGAATATCAATACGGAAGCCGCAGCACTGACAGAGAAGATTGCAGGTCTGCGCAAATCGGTAGCCGCTGCAGGTCAACAGGTCATGGGGCCGACCGTTCATATCGGGAGTGAGAACGTTAACGCCCTGCAGATGCTACTTGAGACAATTGACCTGGTGAAAGAACTGGCCACCGCATGCGCCTCGCACACTCATCCATCTACTGGCACGCCAACCAACGCAACGTCATTCACCGGCACGGCCACGAAAGCCGGGGACACACGAACAAAGTATCAGGGAATCATCGCCTGACTTGTCACCCTTAGCCCGCTGAACGCGGGCTTTTTTACGCCTGTACGCCACGCAGAACAGCGCTCATCCACCTGTACCCATTGACCCACCTGCATACACCACAACGTCACAGCGAGGCGCTGACGAAATCTGGCGGCGATTTACGGCGGAAGCGGAAACGTCACGGAAACCGCGCTACACCGCACCCGCCTGCGCTTTTCGTGTTGAGAATTTTTTGCAATTGGGATTTTGTGCAATTCACCCCGTCAGACCGCGCCAGCACTGGGGGCATGGCGAAAAACAACAATTGCACGCTGTGCAAATGATTTCAGTGAATTTCAGTTGGCAGACCATATCGTAGGGAACCTCGAAATGGTTAACGTCAGATGCAGCGCGGGTTCATCACGGATTACGTGACTTTTTACGTAATGCCGATTTCGGAACAGAGCCAACAAAAAATACAGCGAGGCTAGCAATGGCGCGGGGTTACGGTCAGGTGTGTAACTGAAATCATCTTCACTGCCAGTGACGGGATACAGTTATTAGCGGGCGATACAATACTTAAACATTTATACCAACATTAACACCAACAAATCAGCACAAAAAACGACCATGGTGAGGATTTTCAAAAGTCACGGGGGAGCGTCGGAAAAACCACACAAACCACACAACTCTTAAAAAGTATAGTTATCTATATGATATATATAATAAATATTGATTCTTATAAACCACACAAAAGCCACACAAAAGCCACACAATGTGTGGGTTTCGGAACCACACAACTGTGATTTTTAATGTTCTGATATATATGAATATTATTTTCTGTGTGGGTTTTTGTGTGGGTCTGTGAGGGTATAAACCACACAAATATTTCAGCGATTATTCAATTGGTTAGATGTGTTTTGGATAGGGTTGTGTGGTTGTGTGGTTTTTCCGACGCGCGATCCAGAATGGGGGAAGGGGATAGATCCGAGTATTAACATTTCATCTTTATGCGGTAGATTACGATAGTTTGCGATTAGGTGGTTTTATCTGAACAATCGGAAGGGGGGGAGTGGTCATGATTGCTGATGATTTTGAATGCATAAAACTGCCCCGTATATATGGGGCAGTTTGGTAAGATATAAAGAGCTTTTCTTATAAAACGATCAGTTTATTCTATTGTTTGATACTTTTAACATCACTAAGTTGCACAGATATGTTTGACTTTTTTTCTACTTTACTACTAGATAATGTGTTTTTCTTCATGAAAACACGTTCAACGCATACGTAATTTAAAAAGCTTATTAACCCAAGTAAACATGCAGATAGTACAAGGCTGACATAGTATGATTTTCCGGGTATTATAATGCCACAAACCAAATTAAGAATAGGAGCGTGTAAAATGTATATACTATAACTGCCTTTTCCAGCATACGAAAGAGTTTTTGATTTAAGTATACCAAATATAGAATTATTAAAGATTACAATCAAAAAGAAAGCAAATATTGCGACAGCTACCGATAAGTTGTAAGCATTATCATGTTTTTTGAAAATGATTATCAATAACGCTATAACGGCTAACGCGGTTATTCTTTTCGGTAAAATTATATTTAGAAGTGCTGAATTGATTCTGGTAATTAATGCGGCAAGAAGTCCGAACAAGAAGCAAGAATAAACAACAACGTCATGTTTATCAATCTGATTGATTTTATGAAGCAGAGTGATTAAGACGAATGAGCCGATTAAAAACGAAATGGCAGTTTTTTTTCCGTGAATGAAATAAGACATAAATGGGAGTAGGAAATAGAATTTCCACTCAATGGCCAATGTCCAGAAAACTCCGGCATTAAGAACCCAACCTGGTATTGAATTATTAATGTTTGGTAGCGAGATAAAACCAAATGACAGCCATCCTATTAATAATTTTAAAAAGGGCAGTGAGGATTCTTTTTTTGTAAGGAGTAGTGCTACAATAAAAAGTAAAACAAATCCAGATAAAGCTGCGGGGACAAGGCGTCTTATTCTTGATTCATAGAATTTTTTAATGTTGAAATTATTGTCGGCATTTAATAGCTTACCGAAAAAAAGAAAGCCAGTAATCATAAAGAATATCATTACAGATGCTTGTCCGAAATATGTATAAATATTTCTTATTGACTGCGATTCGTAACTAAAAGCACCATTTGGTCCATATTGACCTGTGTAGTAAAAATTATATATCATTATCGAGTGATGAATGAAAACAAGTGTAGCTGCTATTCCTCTGATAGAGTCGAGATAAATATATTTCCCTAACCCATCATTATTCATTGCTGACGATATTTTAGGTATTTTTCCCAATATAAAATATACTAAGTAAGAAACTCCGATAGAAAGGACTATGCTTGTAATGCTGAGGTTTACAGTTGTCAT